CTTTCCAGATCATCCAACCGATGTGTGTTGGACTTTGACCGCCTTCCACTTCGGTCAGCCGATGCTCAATGTCTTTTTCATCCATATGGATTCACCACTTTCTTACTCTTGCCATCTACCGATGACATAATAGTGGGTCTTTCCATTGATTTCAGTGGTCTGAATACACGGATCACCCACAAGGGGGATGGGGTATGTCAGGGCATCGGTGACATTTTCAGAATCAATGGACTGCCAGCATTCTGCAACACCGGAAGACCACTTCCGGAATGTCCAAAGATCACTTGTGCCAATTTCCGTGACGGAATCGGCCATGTTTCGCAGATCCTTGGTGTCTTCAAACAGCTGGACAACATCTTCAGACAGACCATCAATCTGATCTTGCAGGTCAGCGGTGTCCGCTTCAAGATATGTCAGCTGAACCTGAACCTGCTTGCCCGTTGCGGTGGCTTGCTGGACAATCTGTTCCACCTTGGCCGTTGATGTTGATTGCTTGGTGTCATTGATGTCAATCAGTGTCCGCACGGTGTCACCAATGGTGATGATGGTGTTTTGGACATTCACAATGTCAATTTCCAGCTGTGTCAGGGGGAAATTGGCATTCACAACCCCATGCACCGGGGAATTCACCACGGTGTTCCGATAAATCCGGAAAGACTGGATTTGTTTATCCGTGAAGTGCATGTCCACCGCTTTGATGGTGATGGTGCTGGAAAACAACATTGCACTTCCGGACAGATATGCCATGGCCTTGGTCTTCAGATTGTTCACATCTTTGACATCATCCCATGTGGATTCACCCACCGGCACACAGATCCAACCATACTGTTCCACAGCAGACTTGGAATAGATGAAGTTGCCCTTCTTCACCAGATCATCAGTCAGATTCCCATCAGGAAGACTGGCCAATGTCAACCGCTGGGTGTCTGTACCTTCAGGTTTTGCACCCAAGGGAAGAATTGCGGAATAGGTTTCAGAAGCATCAGAATCACTGTTGATGTCCAGCAGGTTTTCACCAAAAGTGATCCCCTGACGGTTGGTGTCTTCAAATCTTTCCAGATAATCAATGAAGGTGCCGTCTTCTTCATACCGGATGCATAAATATCCACCCAAACTGGATTCAAACAGCTTGGTCTTCAGTGCATCCCATGTGGACATGTGGGAATCAGAAGATCTGGTGATCACATTGTTGGGATCTGCCACGGTGACAGTTCCCACATATAGCTTCTGCCAGTCTTCCACCTGTCCATTGTGCTGGGTTTCAATCAGCCACTTCAGGAAGTATTCCACCACATTGGTGGCATTGGCGGCACCTGAAAAATCATCCGGGAAGTTGAAGGGTGGGATGATGCTGTCATTGGTGAATGCCAGCACACCTTCCAGATCCACATCCAGCTGGTTGTAAAAATCCCGGCTGTCATTGGTCATCCGGCCACGGAAGATGATGTCATCATCCTGCCGGATCTCAAAAATGGATCTTAACTTCTTCAACTGGCCATAGCAGGGATGATTGGAAAGGATTGTGAAAGATCCTTCACCAACCGTGTTCACTGCCAGCTTACATCTGGGATTCAGAAGCACCAGTTCCGGATCCCGTGGATCATAAATGGTGGAAGTGTCACATCTGATCTGGTACATTACAGGTCACCTTCCTGATAGACAAATTCCACTTCTTCAGAAGATGTCACAGTCACCTGATTTTCACCGGCAACCAGTTCAATGTTCAGGATCCTGTGAACACCTGCTGTGATGGGATAGCTGTGGCCACCAAAGACAATGGTGGCATCTGCCGTGTTGGTGATTGTGGGGACAACCTTCTTCCGGCTGTTTACAAGGGTTCTGACAACCCTTTCACCAGCCGGGACAATCACCTTGGTGATATCGTGTTTCAGCTTGTACGGTGCCACGGTAGCACCCACAACGATCTGGTGAACATTCTTGTCAGATGCATATTCATTGATGGAACATCTACCGTCCCAATAATAGTCCGGATCCTTGTCCACAACGATTCTGCACCGTCTGCCGTTCAACAGATTGCTGATTTCCCGTTTCTTTTCTTCAAAGTCATCACTGGGGAAGACCGTGAATGTGAAGGAACATTCACGGTCATTGAACTTGGGTTCACCCAGTGCTTCAGTCAGATCCACAGTGCCATTGCCACCGGGGATATCAACAAAATTGGTCTTAACACTGGCCGGGGGAATCTCGACTTTAGACAATACCAGATTCAGATCCCCATAACTATGGACATCATCAAAAGATACACCTTTCATCATCTTCCCCTTCCTTTCTTAATCGCAATTTTACCCAGTTCCGTATTCATGGCCGGTGCCATTCTTCCAACCAGTGTGCCGTCATCCAGCACAATGGTCTGATTCATTGCCATCAGTGCATCAGGGAAGAACTGAACCAGCAGACTGATGATCCGTTCCAGCTTCTGAACCACAGCACCGTTTTCAACGGCCACGGCCTGACGGATCATGTTCAGCATGGTATTCTTGCCAATCATGACTTCATCACCGGCTTCACCGGCACCCCGTGCACTACCCGTCATGGGATTGTAGTCAAACAGGGTGGGTTCCGTGAACATGTACGGTTCATCCATGGCCTTCTTGTACCAAGAAATACTGAACTTAGGTACACTTAAGGGGTTCAGACTAAACTTGCCAGAAGCACTGAAGTGGGGCATCTTCAACTTAGGTAATTCCCAGCTAAAATTGAAAAATCCCTTCATCCTGTCAATAGCACCCTTGACAGCATCCCTTGCCCCATTGATGGCACCGGAAATGGTGGACTTAATGCCACCCCAGATGCCACTGGCAGTGGAACTGATTGCACTGAATGCACCGGACACTGTGGACTTCACACCATTGACGGCACCGGACACCGTGGACTGAATACCACCCCAGATGCCGGAAATGGTGGAACTGATGCCACTCATCACACCGGAAACAGTGGAACTGATGGCATTCCAGACAGATGTGACGGTGGACTTGATGCCATTGACCACACTGCTGACAGCGGACTTGATTGCATTCCACACACTGGTGATCACAGACTTGATTGCATTCATGGCCGCACTGACACCACTCTTGATGGCATTCCATGCACCGGTGATGGCCGTCTTGATGCCTTCCATAATCGGTGACAGGAAGTTCATCAGGGATCCCCAGATGCTGGCAACCGTTTCCACACAGACGGAAATGATGCCCCACAGTGCTTCATTCACACCATTCCAGATGGACACAAAACCTTCAACCAGTGTCGGTGCCGCACTGATCAGACCACCCACCAGAGAAGAAATCACCATGGGCATGGCTTCAACCAGTGCCATGATGATCTGGGGAAGTGCCGCAACCAGACCAACCACCAGCTGGACAGCACCCTGAATCAGCACCGGCAGATTGGACACCAGTGCATCCGCAATGCTGACAATAATCTGGGGCAGTGCTCCAATCAGGGGCTGAATGATCTGGGGAAGCATTCCACAAAGTGTGGAAATCATAGACACCAGACCATTGATCAACATGGGAATCAGGGTGGGCAATGCGGACACCAGTGCTTGCATGATCTGGGGCAATGCCGCAATCAGTGCATTGACAATCTGTGTCACACCGTCAATCAATGCCGGAAGTGCACCCATTAAAGCGGAAATGATTCCCGGTAATGCCGCCACCAGACCATTGATCAGGTTGACAGCACCTTCAATGATGACCGGCAACAGCCGATTCAACAGCGGGGGAATCATCGGAATGATCTGACCAATGACTTCCGTGATGCCGCTGATCAACCGGGGTGCAATTTCCGTCACATTTTTCACAATAACATTGGCCGCATTGGAAAAAGCGGACACCAGACTGTCAACATCACCGGATCCATCCAAGAAGTTGGTCAGTGCCGCCTTTGCTGTGGCAAGGGAACCGGCAAGGGTTTCATTTTCCTTGGCATAGTTACCAGCGGCATAGGCAGTCTTTTCCATGAACATTTCCATAGCAAGACCAATCTTTTCCTGCTGGGTCATTTCCGCTGTGGTCTTATTGATGCCCTTTTCCAGTGCATAGTTCTGGATGGCAGTGTCATTCATGGCCACACCAAGGTTGTCCATCATGGTGAAGTTGCCCTTGGCGGCACCTGCAATGGCTTCCATGGCAGAAGCTGTGTCAATGCCCATGATGGATGCCACATCTGCCGCCCGTTGCATGGCCGATGCAGACAGTTCAGAAGATTCCTGAATACTGAATCCAGCACCTTGGAACAGTGCACCCATCTTGTTGGCAGTGCCAAGGAAGTCAGATGTGGACAGACCCATGTTGCTGAATGCGTTCTTGGCAGTTTCCTGCATCTTACCGGCATATTTTCCAAAGACCTGTTCAGAACCACCCATGTTCTGTTCCAGTTCACCGGACAGGTTCAGTGCCTTGACGGTCAGGCCGGTCATGGCCGTGCCAGCAACCACCAGACCGGTGCCAACTGCCTTGCCGACAACAGCGGCACCCTTGCCCATGGCAGAAAAAGCCTTGGACAGTTTACTTTGGGTCTGATGACCCTTGTTGCTGGTTTCATCCAGTGCTTGGTTGGCTTCACTGTTTTTGATGGCAATGGTGCCAACCAGTTCAAATAGATCCATTTACATTTCACCTTCTTCCTGATAAGGGTTGAAGTTCCCAAGAATGTCCATGGATTTCTTCACAGTTGCTTCCATATCTTCTTCAGACATTTCCTGCTGGTCTTGGGTCACCTGCAAGGCATCACGGAATTCAGAATAGGACTTGTCCCACACTTTGTGCAGGAAGTATTCCCACCGGTCATCTTCAATCTTCTGTTCACAGAAGGCATTGATGAATTCACAGAACCGTGATGTCTGAATATAGCCATTTAACAAAGAATATGGATCTGCATATTTTTTGAATAGCAGATCCATAAACTTCATGTCACCTATTTGAACAATACGGAAACAACCTTGATAAAATCCTTGAATTCTTCCTTCTTGACAAAATCAATCACCATGGCGGTGAAGGTGGGGAAGTCCAGCTTCTTGACCTGATCCACAGACAGGTTGGAAGTGTTGGACAGCATCTGGAAGATCTCCTGTTCACACTTGGGAAGGTTGCCAATGACCACATTGACAATTTCCAGCGTGACGGCAATGCCCATGGTCTGGGTGAAGTTGGTCATGCCGTTGTCACCGGTCAGGGTGCTGAACATCTTCTGGACAGATTCCTTTCCAAAGCATTCAGCAAATTCATTGATGCCGATCTTGCCAAGGATCTTGAACATCAGGAATA